CTGCGCCGCGTCTTCCACCAGGCCAAGCTCGAAGACAACCCCGCCCTCGACAAGGAGTACCGGCGCCGGCTGGTCGGCATCCGCGACGAGCAGCTACGGCGCGCCCTCCTCGAAGGCGACTGGAACACGCTCGGCGCCCAGTTCTTCCCCGAGTGGCAGCGCGAGACGCACACCGTCCCCTCGTTCCGGATACCCGCCACCTGGCGCGAAAGGGCCATCGGGGTGGACTTCGGCTACGGCGCCCCCTGGAGTTGCCACTTCTACGTCCGGGACGAGGATCTCTGGAAGGAGAGCCGGACGGCGCGGTGGTACGTCTACCGCGAGCGGTACGAGAAGGGGGTGCGCGACCACGAGCAGGCCGCCTGGATCAGGGACATGGTCGCCCGCGACAAGGACCAGGGCCGCCGCCGGGGCTCCCGCCCGCCCCGCTTCACCATGTTCTGTGACCCCGCCATCTGGACCAAGCAGCCCAACGGCCTCTCCGTCTCCGACGTGTACAAGCGCGCCCTGGCCGAGGTGGGCGTCGATCCCCAGCCGGCCAACAACGACCGCCTCTCCGGGTGGTCCCGCGTGCGCGACTACCTGGCGCCACTCCCCGACGGTTACCCGGCGGTCGTTTACATGGACTGCTGCCCCCAGGCCATCGCCACCATCCCCGCCCTGCAACGATCTAATCGAGATCCCGAGGACGCCGACACCCGGGGGGACGACCATGCCTGCGACGAGCTACGTTACGTTTGCATGGGGCTGGGTGATCCCGGGCAGGGCCTGGACACCCGGGGGGCAACGCCCCACGACCACTCCTTCAAGCTCCGCCCCCAGCCGGGAGGCGAGAGCCGCAGCCGGCTCCGGGAGGAGGCGGGCGGGGGGAACAGAGGGAAGGTGCCGGCCCCGTTCGACTACACCGGGCGCCCCCAGTACCCCGGGGGCGCCAAGCCGGCCCTCCTCTCCCCCCAGCAGCAGGCCAACTTCGCCCGCTTCAACGCCACCTTCCGCTCCGCGCTCGGCGCGGCGACGGGTAACCTCCCGAAGCGTAAGTTGACGCGGCCACCGGAACCGGAGTAGAACCCCCGTGAGTATCTCCTGGAAAGACGCCCAGCAGTTCAAGCGCGCCCACCAGGAGAACCGCAACCGCTGGATGAGGGAGTGGCGCCGACGTGGCAAAGCGCGAGGCCCCGGACGAGCGTTACCTCCTGGCGTTGAGGGACGAGACGCGGGACGGCTACCTCGACCAGGACGAGCAGATCGACCGGCTGCGGGAGCAGCGCACCCTCCAGGCGAAGGTGCCCGTCCCGCCCGAGATCATGCTGGTGCCCCTGGAGATCCGCGACCCGTCCATCGCTGACGAGATCCAGCGGGTCGTCGCCACCCTGATCAACCAGCCCCCCCACCTCACGGTCACCCCCGGCAAGGAGGGCGTGGAGTCCCTGCGCCGCAACGCCACCGAGCGGGAGCACTGGACGGAGGAGATCCTGCGCGTGGCCGGCTCCCGGGAGCCCGGGCCCGACACCCTCACCCGGGTGGTGGACAGCGTGGCCGGCGACGGGGGCGGGGTGACCAAGTTCACCTTCGCCAACGACCTCTGGGACGAGCGGTACGCCCTCAAGCTGGGGGGCTACGACGAGGACGAGACGCCCCTCTCCGACGAGGAGGAGGAGGAACTCGCGGCCAACAAGCCGCAGGGCAAGGCCCCCAAGCCCAAGGCGGACGGCCTCGCCTCCCGGGACTACCTCGACCAGGTGGAGAGCCGCAAGAAGGAGGCCGGGCCCCCCTTCCGCTGGACGTGCCCCGACATCCGCACCGTCTACCCCGTCTTCCAGGGCAACGAGATCGGGGAGGTGATCGAGGTCACCAACCGCCCGATCAACTCCACCTTCCGCAAGTACCGCCTGGGCCAGGACAAGGAGGGGAACATCGTCCCCGAGGAGTTGGCCGAGCGGGTGCCCCCGCCCGAGGCGACCCCGCCCGGGGTGGGCAACCTCGTGCGGAACGACAGCCCCTCGGGGAGCGTGGACTTCATCGAGCACTGGGACGACGAGTGGGTCACCTACTACGTCTGCGGCACGAACGCGACCAACAAGGCCACCGGCAAGATCGTCCAGCAGTGGCGCCACGGCTACGGGCGCATCCCCTACTTTTTTGCGCCCGGGCTGTGGATGAACTGGTGGCGCAACCGCAAGGTGGGCTGGTCCGTCTCCGAGACGAAACGCTGGCTGGTGGAGTACCGCTCCTACCTGTGGACGATCCACGCCCAGCAGGCGGCGCGGGACACCCTGCCCCCGGTGGACGTGGAGATCCCCGACGGCGCGGCCGCGATCCGGGGCGACGACGGCTCGCCCAAGATCACCGAGGTCTACCAACTGGGCAAGATGTACTACGGCCCGCCCGGCACCAAGCGGGTGCCGTGGCAGTTCCCCCAGGTGTCCGCCTCCCTGCGCGAGCAGATCGCCCTGGTCACCGAGGCCATCGACCGCTTGAGCGTCCCCCGCATCGAGGGCAACCTGGGCGGGATCGAGGCCAGCGGGTTCGCGATCAACCAGGTGCTGGCCGAGGCGCGCATCCGCTTCGACCCCTTGAGCAAGAGCGTCGAGAAGATGCTCGAAGACATCACCCGCTTCATGTGGCACCTGGTGCGGGTCAAGGTGGGGGAGAAGGTCTGGGTCTACACCGGGGGCCAGAAGTCCGGCTGGAAGGGGATGGGCCCCGACGACCTCAAGGCCGACGTGAAGATCGAGTGGAAGCTCGACCCCACCCTGCCCAGCGCCGCCCTGATCGAGAGCCGGTATCACGTCGAGCAGGTTAAGGCCGGCTTCGAGTCGATGGACCAGGCCATCGAGCAGCAAGGCCGGAACCCCGACGAGGTGCGCTTCGGCATCGCCCTGGACAAGATGCGGGCGTCGGACTGGTATCAGCAGTACGAGCAGGCGTATGTGCTGGCCGAGGTGGGCCAGGGCGATCTGCTGGAGCAGCAGAAGGAGGCCGAGATGGCCGAGCAACTGGCGGCGCAGGGCTCGATGCAGCCCCCGCTGCCGGGCCCCGGCCAGCCCGGCGCCAACCCGATGGCCGCCCCCGGCGGGATGGGCACGCCCCAGATCCCGGACATGCAGAAGCTGATGATGGCCCAGAACGGGGTGGGCGCCGAGGGCGTGGAGATGGCCGGCGCCACCGAGACGGGCCCGCCTCAGGGCGGCGGGATGCCGGGCCCGGGACCGGGCGCCCTCTACGGCGCGCCGGTCGTGCCCGAGCAGTCGGCCGCCGCCGGCCTCGTACAGCCGCTGCGCTGACGATGGACGCGCTGATCGCCGTCGTCGCCGCCACCCTGATCGTCGCCGTCGTGCTGGTGAGCGCCATCGGCTACGCGGAAACCAAGCGGTAGTCGCAAAGTTTTGGACTGAGCGGACGAAGCGATGGTCAGCCAACCGCCGCAGCCGCCCCCGGGGGCGACGACCAACCTGCCCCCGGAGGTGCTGCGCGCCCTGATGCAGGCCGGCGCCCCCGCCTTCCAGGCGCCGGGCGTCGATCCGAACGCCCCGCCTCGGGGGGTCAAGGGGCTCGGCGCGCCCCAGATGAACCCGCCCACCACGGCGCCCCCCGTCGAGGAGGCCGCCGCCGAGATGGCGAACGCGGCCCCCGACGCGGCCGCGCTCCAGGCGGTGGTGCCCACCGACGACCTGGAGGACGGGGCCAACGCGGAGTCCGACGACGAGAAGGCGCTGGACGACCTGGGCTACGGGGAGCGCCCCATGCAGGGGCCCGCCGGGCACAGCAACTCCAGCTTCCAGCACCCGCTCGACCGGGCGGCCAACGCCATCCGGGGGGAACTGCAGGACACCAGCAAGCGGCTGGCCGGGGCGCTCTTCCCGCAGGGGCCCGCCGGCAGCCGGACGCTGTCCCGCAAGGCGCTGCTGGACTACGTCGGGCGCCACTGGGAAGACCCCCAGTTCCGCGCCACCCTGCTCGACCGGGTGGCGCCGATGGGGCCGGACAACAAGCGCCTCGCCTCCGGGGTGCGGAACTACCTGGGGCTGTACCGGGACGCCGTCCAGGTGCCGGGGAAGGGGAAGGTGGCGGAGCCGCCCCCAGTGCCTGAGGCCGCCCCGCCGCCCCCCGGTGGCATGATGCCACCACCGGGGATGATGCCACCGGAGGCACTACCGGGAGCGCCCCCCGGCCCCTCTGGCCCGCCGATGCCACCGCCGGGTATGCCCCCGGAGATGGCCCCCACCGCGCCCGCCCCGCCAGGTGGTGCGATGATGCCTGCGGCCGCACCGCCGATGCCACCCGCTATGCCCCCGCCCGGCCCCAACCAACTGCCCCCGATGTAGGAGCCGACGATGGTTCAGCTTTGGATTCCGGCCGCAGAACTCAAGGCTGACCTCGAAGACCAGGCCCGCAAGCGCCTGGAGGAGATCGAGCGGGAGGCCGAGAAGCGCCGCAACCAGATCATGCAGGCGGGCCAGGACAAGCTGAACGACCAGCGCGTCCAGTCGGCCATGACCCGCTTCAACGAGATGGTCGATCCCCTGCTGGCGAAGGGGGACGAGGCCCTCCAGGGCGCGGCGTCCGGCATCCAGGACACCAGCGAGCGCGCCCGGCAGTTGGTCGAGGAGGCGCAACGCTCGATCCAGAACGCTCCGACGCTTCCGGGATTAGATGGGTTTGGGTTAGACGGGCAGACGCGGCCGCCTCAGCCGCAAGCGCAGACTCCCCCATCCCCTATCCCGGACGAAACGACCCAACCGTCTACACCGCCGTCGCCGTCCCCGGCCTCTCCGCAGATCCCCGTGCAGCAGGGCGTCAGCGACCTGATGGGCGGGATCACCGGGGCGCTGAACGGGCTGGGGCAGCCGCAGCCCCCCACGTCCCCGACCCCGGCTGCTCCGCCCCCGCCCGCGCCGCTGCCGCCGGAGCCGGGGCCCGAGCCGATGACTCCGCCCGCCTTCCCCGGCGGCCCGGGCGGCGCGCCGCCCCCGCCGCCCCCCGGCTTCACGCCCCCGGGGCTGCCCGGCGCCGGGCTGGGCTCCGCCCTGGCCGACCGCATCCGGGGCGGGATGGACGCCGCCGGCCAGGGCATCGGGGACAAGGTGACCGAGGGGCGCGACCAGGCGATGGAACTCGCCAACAAGTCCCTCGACATCGCCCGGGACGCCATGAACCGGGGCGGGGAGCGGTTCGAGCAGACGCCCATCGCCCGAGCGGTGACGGACGCCAACTCCTTCCGCCCCCCGGGGCTGGACGGGACGCGCCGTCCGGACCCCTTTCAGGGCGTAACCGACTCGCTCGCCGGGTTCCGGGAGGCCAACGCGCAGGGCCGGGGGCTGGACGCCATCCGGGACGCGGCGCTGCCCCTGCTCACCGGGCCGTCGGCGGCCAGCCAGACGGCGGAGGCCATCGCCCCCTGGACGCCCGAGATGCAGCGCAACCAGGAAGCCTGGGAGGGCTACCAGGGCCAGGAGCGCGAGGGCGCCGGCCTGAGCGGGCTGCTCAGCGGGGCCGCCGCCGCCGCCCGGCGCTACGAGCAGCAGACCCGAGAGCAGGGCGAGACGCTGCTGGGCAAGGGGACGCAGGGCGAGGGGCCCCTGGAGCAGGCCCAGGCCGCCTTTGGCTACTCGATGGCGCCCTACGGGGCGCTGCCCGAGATCGCCCGGGGCGGGGTCGAGGAGGCCACCGGCTCCCCGCTGGCGGGCGCGGCCGCCTACGGGGCGGCGTCCATCCTGGGGCCGGGCGGGATCGCCAAGTACCTGCGGGAGAGCGGGCCGGTCGCCCTGCGGATGCTGACCAACCCCCGCGTCGTCCCCGAGTTGCTGAAGAACGACCGGACGGGGGCGCTGAAGGCGCTGGCCCTGGCGACCATCGGCGGCGTGGGGGGCACCGGGTGGGGGCTCAAGACCGGGCTCGACGCCATCCGGGAGGGGGCCACCCCCCAGGAGGCGGCGGCCCAGGCCGTGACCGCCGCGGCCGACCTCCTCCAGATCAGCGAGGCGGCCGGCATCCCCATCGAGGCGGCGGCCCGGGTGCGGCGCCTGCTGCCCGGGGGGCTGCGGCCCGGCCAACTCCCGCCCCCGCCGGGGATGGAGGGCGGGCTGCCCGGCGCGCCTGGGGCCCCCGAGCGACCCGGCGCCCCGGTCGAACCACCGGCAGCCCGGCCGGTCGAGCCGAGCCTGCCCGAGGAGCGCCCCCTGCCCGAGGAGCCGCTCTCGCCCGAGGACGGCGCCCGCGGCCTCGACGGCGTGGCGCCCGCCCCCCGGCGCCCGCGCACCTTCGCGGAGATCGAGAACGCCCCCGGGGAGCGGCTGACCCCGCTGCCCGAGGAGCCCGTCTCCCGGGCGCGGCAGTACCAGCAGGAGCGCGAGGTGGCCGACGAGGCGGTGGCCCGGGCGGAGGCCCGCCGGGGCCCGCTGGATACGGCGCGCCGCTTCGCGGAGAACCTGACCGGCGACCAGGGCAACCTGGGCGTGCTGTTCGGCAACGCCCCCACCACCGCCGTGGTGGGCCGGGGCGACGAGGCCCGCCGGGTGGGGGCCATCGAGCAGACCATCGGGGGCCCGGCCGGCGCGGCCCCCCGGGGGGTGACGGGCGCGGAGGGCGAGGCGCTGCGGCCGGCGCGGGTGATCCCCGAGACGGAGATCTCCCGCTTCGGCCAGATCCGGCGCGGGGCGGAGACGATCTCCCCCGAGACGGGCGCCCTGACCGGCACCATCGAGGACCGCCTGCTGCGCGAGTACCGCAAGCGCGACCTGACCGCCGAGGAGGAGAAGGCGATGGGCATCGGCGCGCCGGGCGGCCCGGGCGGGCTGGCCGGCGAGCCTCGGGTGGCGAGCTTCCGCCACCCGGGCTGGATGGCCCGCAACTACACCCCCGACTACGACGCCAAGCTGATGCGCTTCGAGGTGCCGGACAAGGAGGCGATGGCGGTCGAGCATCCCACCTGGAAGCCGCACCTTCGCACGGGCAAGAAGGGCGAGTACCACTACACCGAGATCAAGCCCAAGAAGGGGCAGTCCGCCCTGGACGCCTTCGAGGAGGCCGACGACGCGGCGCACGCGTCCGGCAAGGGGGCGCCGAAGGGCACCAAGGTGCTCTACGACACGGCCACCGGGGACGAGATCAACATCACCCGGCACCCCGACATGCCCTGGAAGCA